CTTACAATTCAGGAGCAAGTCCAACAGGAACAAATACTGGAGGTGCTGGTGGAACTGGTAATGGCGGTAATGGTGGAACTGGTTCAACTGGAGTAGGTAATTTATTTGGTGCAGGAGGCGGTGGCGCAGGATATATTGCTGCTGGCTCTAATGGTTCTGCTAATAATGGTGGCGCAGGTGGTAACGGCGGAGGCGGTGGCGGTGGCGCTAATAACTCTGGTACTGGTGGCACTGGTGGCGCTGGAGTAGTTTATTTATATTACTAAAGGAGAAAATATGAATTATCGTTATGAATACAATTGCAGTGCATGTAGTAGATTATATATAGAACAAAGAATTGAAACACAAGATCAAGTTGTTTTAAATTGTGAATGTGGCGGAACTTTTAATTTATCTAATCAAACACAAATAGATTAATTATAAATATAATAGACAAAACATATAACAGTAGGGTATAATCAATAGATGAATCTTGTTCAAAAATCCGTCCAATATGGTGGAAAATTAGCACCATTGGTCATTGAAAAAATATTGACATCTGGGACGGGATTAATGAACCCATCAATATTTATAGATGATGATGGAGAAATACTAGTAAATTTAAGACATACAAATTATACTCTTTATCATTCTGAGAATACTCAAAAGTTCCCGTCAATTTGGGGACCATTATCATATCTACATCCAGAAAAAGATCTAACACTTAGAACTACTAATTATTTTATGCGTTTAGATGATAATTTAAATGTAATGAATAGTTGTTTAGTTGATACTAGTACTCTTGACATCCCGCCCGTGTGGGAGTTTATCGGACAAGAAGATTGTCGTTTAGTTCAATGGGACGGGGACTATTATAATATTGGCGTTCGCAGAGATACAAAACCTAACGGCGAAGGTCGTATGGAATTATCTAAGATTGAATTAGATAAAAAGAATTGGACAGCAAAAGAAGTATCCCGTATTAGAATTCCAGCTCCAGGAACTGATGAATCATATTGTGAAAAGAACTGGTATCCTATTATTGATAAACCTTATCATTTTGTTAAGTGGACTTCTCCTACTGAAATTGTAAGGACTTATCCAGATCTTCCCGCTCGTTGTGATCAAGTTTCAATTAAAGAAACAGGCATTCCAATGCTTGCAGATCAACGGGGCGGGTCACAATTAATTCCTTTTGGTAATTACTATCTATCTATTACACACGAAGTAAATCTATTTTTTAATTATCTTAATCAAAAAGATGGAGTATATCGTCATAGATTATGTGTATGGGATAAAGAATATAATTTAATTGGAGTATCCCCAGAACATTTTTCATTCTTAGATGCAAGAATAGAATTTGCTGCTGGTGCAGCAGTACATAATAATGATTTGTTAATATCATTTGGATTTCAAGATAATGCAGCATTTGTATTACGTGTTCCAAATAAATTAGTTACAGAAATGATAGAGGAGATTATTCAACATGCCAACAATTGAAAAGTTAGTTGAAGATGCTTCTCATGACATGTTTAATCCAAAACTTAATTTTGAGATTGCTAAAAAATATGAAGAAATGGGTCAATCTGCATCTGCAATATCATTTTATTTAAGAGCTGCAGAATATGGACATGATATAGATCCACTTGTTGTATATGCATCACTTTTAAGAATGTCTCTTTGTTTTGATTCACAACGTGAAAGAGAACATACTACAAAACATTGCTTGTTACAAGCAATACAATATTTGCCAAATAGACCAGAAGCTTATTTCTTGCTATCTAGATATTATGAAAGAAAACAAGATTGGCAGGAATGTTATACATGGGCGGAAGTAGGACTTACTCATAATTCCCGCCTAGAAACACTTCCAATTGATGTTGAATATTATGGTTTATATTGTATTGAGTTTGAAAAAGGTGTTTCGGGCTGGTGGCTGGGAAGAAAAGAAGACTCCAAACAAATATTTGAAAAGCTACTTACACAAGACATTACTTTAACATACAGATCCTCTATAGAATACAATTTACAAAAACTTTAATACACGCATTTTGTAGTTATTTTGGTATACTTATACCATATGAGCCTGCAAACTACCAAGGGTTTCAATTACCCACAATATACTGATACTCCCGACGTCCCTAGGGATATTTATGCATTGGCTTCTGAAATTGATAATTACCTTACAACAAATAGAGGACCTCAAGGTATTCAAGGATCTATTGGTTTACAAGGTGGAAGTGGTACACAAGGTTTAATAGGTGTACAAGGCACACAAGGTTTTCAAGGAACACAAGGTGTTCAAGGAAAATTAGGAACACAAGGTGTTCAAGGACTTGTTGGTTATAATGGTGCTTACATTATTTCTACAACTGCACCAACATCTCCATTTGTAGGAGAAGCATGGCTTGATTCAAATAACGGAAAATTACTTATTTGGAATGGCACAGAATGGTTTGAACCATATGATAATTTAATAGGTTTACAAGGTACTTCAGGATCTGTAGGTTCTACAGGTGTTCAAGGAGCACAAGGATTACAAGGTTTGCAAGGTGGCGGATTTAATCAATCACAAGGTGTACAAGGTACAACAGGTGCAGGTGTGCAAGGTGCACAAGGCCTTCAAGGTTTGCAAGGTGGTGGATTTAATCAAGCACAAGGTGTACAAGGCGCAATTGGTGCAGGCATACAAGGTCCTCAAGGAACTCAAGGCGTACAAGGTTCAATTGGTATTGGTTTACAAGGTATTCAAGGAAATACAAATTCATATTTAATATCTTCAACACAACCATCTTCTCCTGTACTTGGATCTGGTTGGATAAATACAAATGATGGACGCACATATATTTGGGATGGAACAGAATGGTTTGAACCATATGACAACCTTATAGGTCCTCAAGGCTCTATTGGTTTAACAGGTATACAAGGAGCACAAGGTTTACAGGGTGGCGGATTTAATCAATCACAAGGTATACAAGGAATAACAGGTGCAGGTTTTCAAGGCGTTCAAGGTATACAAGGATCAATTGCCAGTCAAGGTGTTCAAGGTATTCAGGGTATTCAAGGACTACAAGGTTTAATAGGCGTACAAGGTTTTCAAGGTTTGCAAGGTGGCGGATTTAACCAGTCACAAGGCGTACAAGGTACACAAGGAATTCAAGGTTTACAAGGAATTCAAGGTTTACAAGGAGCAATTGCCAATCAAGGCGTTCAAGGTATTCAAGGTGTTCAAGGGCTACAAGGAGTACAAGGCATTCAAGGTTTACAAGGACTAAGCATCCAAGGTATTCAGGGAGTGCAGGGAATTCAAGGAACAAACACTACAGTTTCAACTATAAATTTACAATCTAGCAATTATACAATTACTACATCTGATCAAGATAAGTTAATTTTAGTTTCAGGTTTAGGAACACAATATATTTCTGTTCCAACAAATGCAACTGCATCACTTCCAATAGGATCAGTTGTACATATGTCAGCAATGTCAGCTGGAACATTTACTATTCAAGCAGTAAATTCAGCAACAACTTATATTCAATCTACAGGAGCAACTTCTACTACTCCAAAATTGAGAACACAATATTCTGCAGCAGATGCTTTGAAAATTAATACAGATGTCTGGTTAATTCTTGGGGACATTATTTAAATGCCAATTATTGGTGGCTCAATTTCTTCATCAACAAAAAATCATTTACCAGTAATTTCTGGTGGAACATTAACATCAGATGCAACATATTATTATAGATCTTTTACTGCTAATGGAACTTTATCTATTACAAATGCCCCCATTTCATTAACTTATGTAGCAGTTAGCGGTGGCGGTTCAACCAGCAGTACCGTACCTTCTGGCGGTGGCGGTGGTGGAGGAGTAACTCAAGGAACTTTATTATCAGCAATTGGCTCATATTCAGTACTTATTTCAGGTGGAGGCAGTTCTTCTACATCTGTTACAGGTTTATCAATAACTTTACCAAATAATGGAGGAAATGGAGTTGGTGCTGGTTCTGGAGGAACTTCTGGAAATGGTTATGGTGGTGGAGGATATAACGGAGGTTATTACAATCCAGGAACAGGACTCTATACACTTTATTATGGCGCTGGAGGCGGTGGCGGTGCTGGTGGTGGTGGAGGAAGTGCAAATGCTGGTGGCGGTGGCTCAGGTGCTGGCGCTGGAGGCGGTGGCGTTCTTTCTTTTGGAGCAAATGGTACATCTACTTATTACGGCGGTGGTGGTGGCGGTGGTTCAGACGGCAGCATGGCTGGCGGTAACGGCGGTAACGGCGGTGGTGGCGGTGGTGGCGGTACCAGCGGTGGGTTTGGTGGCGGAAATAATGGCTTGCCAAATACTGGCGGTGGAGGTGGCGGTGGCGGAGGATCTGGCACAGCATCAACACGTTCGGGCGGAAGTGGAATATTTGTAATTAAGTATCCTCGTTCAATAGTAGGTGGATAATGGCACATTGGGCTGAAATAGATGAAAATAATATTGTTTTACGTGTAACAGTTGGAGATAATAATGACCCAGCTGGAGATCAAGGATATCAATGGCTAATAGATAATATTGGCGGGACTTGGTTAAAAGGAAGTTATAATACTTATGGTGGAATACATTATGGAGAAGATGGAAAGCCAGACGGCGGGGTTCCTTTTAGAAAAAACTATCCACAACCTGGATATACATATGATAAAATTCGTGATGCTTTTATTCCTCCAAAACCAAATGAAGGTGAATGGACATTTAATGAAGAAACTTGTTTATGGGATTTAGTTCCAGGAAGTTTAAAAAACATTCAATCAGTATAATTAAATATATGAATATATTAGTAAAGGAAGTATAATAAGAATACTATGGCTATATCATTTCCTTCCAGTCCCGCCCTTAATCAACAGTACACATATTCCAACCGTACTTGGCAATGGACTGGTGCTGTTTGGCAATCTGTAGGAACACCAACTGCACAAGGTATTCAAGGTATTCAAGGAAGTGCAAATCTATATTCAATAGGTACAACACCACCAACTTATCCAGCAATAGGATCTGGTTGGATAAACACAAATGATGGACGCACTTATGTTTGGGATGGAACAGAGTGGTTTGAGTCTTACGATAATCTTATGGGTATTCAAGGTACTCAAGGAATACAAGGACTTGGTTATGCACAACTTCAAGGTGTACAAGGTACACAAGGATTACAAGGCCTTCAAGGTTTAAGCATCCAAGGTATTCAAGGTCCACAAGGCACACAAGGTGTTCAAGGATTTGGTTATGCACAACTTCAAGGAACTCAAGGTTTGCAAGGTGGCGGATTTAATCAAGCGCAAGGAATTCAAGGCGTACAAGGAGTGCAGGGATTACAAGGAGTTCAAGGACCTTTGGGCAACTTTAATGCACTTATTACTAATACAGGTGATTTAATAGTAGGTAATGGTTTTCAATCAACAACCAGACTTCCAGTTGGTACAAAATTTCAAACACTTGTTGTAGATTCAACACAATCACCAGGTATACGATGGGCAGATGATGTTCTTATACTAAAAATTATGGATGCAATTTAGCAAGTGCTATAATCTTTATATAAGTAAATTAACTCTAATTAATAGGAGAAAAAATGGCAGTAATAACAAAACTTTTAGCACGTACAGTTTTAACAACAACAAATACAACTGTTTTATATACAGTTCCAAATTCATCAACAACTACAACAATTACTAATATTGTAGTTAGTAATAGTACTGCTTCTGCAGCATCATTTAATTTAACAATTCCAGACGCTACTGGCACTCAGGTAGCAATTGCTACAGCAGTTACAGTAGGAGCCAACAGCGTTGCTTTTTTTGATTTAAAGCAAGTTTTAGGCGGGACGGGAACACAAACAATCGTTGGATGGGCATCAACAAGCTCAGCTTTAGCAATTCATATAAGTGGTGTTGAGATATCCTAAAATGGGTACATCTGTTTATCCAGCAACTACTTCAATTATTAAATCTATTCAAAGAGGAAATTCTTCCTCTTCTGGCTCAGTAACTATTACTTCTGTAAATACTGCAAAAACTTTTGTTTATTCTTTTTCTAATGGTTCAGCAGGATCTGCTGGAGTTACTGGTAGCTTTTCTGGAACACTTAGCCCAGCAGGTGGTACTTGTACAGCTCAATCAGGAAGCGGTTGGTCTGGAGCAACTTTTCCAAACTACTCTGGATCGCAAACTTTATCAGCAGGAACAACATCAATTATTTCATCTGCATATGGTGTAATATTAACTAATGCAACAACAATTACCGTAAGTGGTTCTTGTTATTGGCAAGTTGTGGAGTACAACTAATGGGTTCAAATTTTTATCCAGCTTCTTCTTCTCCAATTAAATCTATTCAAAGAGGGAATGCTTCTTCATCGGGAACAGTAACAATTACTTCTGTTGATACTTCAAAAACTTTTGTTCGTTCTTTTTCTAATGGCGCTTCAGGATCTGCTGGGATAAATTCAAATGAAGCTGGAACATTGTCTCCAGCCAGTTATAACGTTTCTGGAGGTTCTGGTAATTTAACTGGAGCAGGAAACTGGGGTACATATAGTGGCACAAGATCTTTTTCTGGCGGAACAACTAACTTAACTGTTGCAAAATACGGGGCATATTTAACAAATTCAACAACTTTAACCGTAGACGGTGCTTGCTATTACGAAGTGGTGGAATATAATTAATGGGAAGCAATTTTTATCCTCAAATATCTTCTCCAATTAAATCTATTCAAAGAGGAACAGCTTCTTCTGCAGGAGCAATAACCATTACTTCTGTAAATACATCAAATACTTTTGTAAAATCTTATTCAACAGGATCAGCTGGAACAGTAGCGGCAACTGGAAATACTTCTGGAACATTATCGCCATCTGGAGGAAATACTGGTCATGGTCCAGGAGGAAATGCTGCAACAAATGGAAGTTGGCCAAATTATGTAGGAACAATATCAATCAGTGCTGGATCAACTTCTTTAACTGCTTCTGAATATGGCGTTTATTTAACAAACTCAACAACATTAACTGCAACGGGTGCATGTAAATGGGAAGTAATAGAGTATAACTAATGGCAATTTCAGCATATCCTTCAGTTTCGTCTGGAATTAAATCAATACAATCTGGGACAACAGGTTCTGCAGGAGCAATAACAATATCATCTGTAAATACATCAAAATCTTTTGTTCACTCTTATTCAAATGGTTCAGGTGGTTCAATTGGTGCAACTGGAACTTTAAGCGGAACATTAACTGCTTCTGGAGGAAGTATGAATGCAGGAGGTGGCGGTGGTTCAGATAGTGGTGGAACAATGCCAAATTATGTAGGAACAAGAACTGTTTCCGCAGGAGCAACATCTATTGTTTCAAACGAATATGGGGTATACTTAACTAATGCAACAACATTAACCGCAACTGGAGCATGTGTATGGCAAGTTGTGGAATATAATTAAGGAGAAAAAATGACAAATTGGATTCAATTTAAAGACGGAGTGGCTTTTGCCTTTGTTAATTCAAGCAATTTTGTAGGAAATTCTACTCCTTTAGATGACAGTATTGACCCACACACAGTTTTAGCTAAAAAATATATTGATGGGGAATGGGTAGATGCCCCTCTTATTTATTTTGTAGAAGAGATGTTTGGAAATAAAGTTTTAAGAGTTAATTCAACAGTATATGCTTCAGATGTAACTGGAGATATTGTTAATAAAGACGTAAAGCCAATGTGGACTAAAGATGAGAATGGTAATTATGTACCTCCCGCCACTATTGCAGAAGCTACTATTTATGACGAGCATTTATTTACAGAAGGAACACAGGGATAATATATGGCAATAGCATTTCCTTCCAACCCCTCCCTTAATCAGCAATATTCATATGCTGGTCGCACTTGGTCATGGAATGGAACTGCTTGGCAGTCCGTAGGATCAATTGGAACTAATTATGCTGACATAGTACCCCTAGACAATCTTCAATATCAATTTGATGGAGCAGAATCAAGATTTTATCCAACAAACGGCGGGATCATACAATCTCAAACTAATCAGTCTATTTCAAATCCACCATCTAACATTCTAGCAACACCAACATTGACTAACCCTTTTACGCTTTTATTAAGCTTAAATGGTATAATTCAAAATGTAAGCTTTCCAGAAGTTGTTTGGGGAACCCCGTTCAGTTATGATGGCTTTACGTTAGATTCAGATGGATATGTTTCATTTGCATCTCCACCACCAGCAGGTTCATCTTTTTTCGCAAAGATTGAGGCGGGACCTTCAACACAAAGCAGTACAAATACTTATCCATTTAAAGCAATGGACATTTTACTAGGAGCGTATTAATATGGCAAGAAAGATTCTACTTGAAACAGGTTATACATTTAATCCATCATTAAAGACGGTGGTAATTCCAAGAATTGTTGACCAAGAACGCCTAATATTAATTACTAACGTTACTAAAAATAAAGTCATTTACAATTTTTCTGATGCATCGCTCCTTGCATCTACATATACAGTGTATGGTGAAAATCAACTATCAGCTAGTATTACTTCAGCAACAGGATCTGGATCTGCAATAACATTCACCGCAAGCAACTCTTTTACAGTTGGACAAACTGTAACAATCTCTGGTATTACACCAGCATCATTTAATATTTCAGGAACAATTACTGCAGCAACTTCAACTACATTTACTGTTGCTTCAACAGTTATAGCAACATATGTTTCAGGCGGTCAAGCAGCAATTGCAGAAAATACTGTAGTAATTCTTAATTATAATACTTCTACAATGTCAGCAACAGATAAGTTGCAAATTACAATTGATGAATATGCAGAAAAATTTGAACCAGCAGCAGAATTAACAGACCCAGTTGGAAAATTAAGAACATCTTCTCCACAAGCACTTATTGATACTGACTTTGAATATGGTCCACAAGTATCAAAATGGGAAAATTTAGGATTAATTAATAATAAGCCATTTTCTTATCAATTTAATTTTAATGCATTGACAGTTGCAGATGTACAAACTGGAGCAGCGGGATCTAAAACAATTACAGTCTCATTAACAACCACAACAGCATCAGCAACATCAGCAATTGGTAATGGTACAACAGCAGTATATACAACATCTGCAGCACACAACTTTGCAGTAGGACAACTTGTAACAATTACGGGTTTCACAACTAACTACAATACAACTTCTGGTATTCCAGCAATTATTTTATCAATACCTTCTACAACAACATTTGTTATTGCTAACTCAACTGCTGCAAATACAGCTTCATCTGGTACAGGTACTGTAACAGCTGGAGTATCCCCTGCAGTTGGAACACCCATTTATGTTATTGATACATTTTCTCCTTCAGCAGTAGGAAACTATGTTGTTGAATCACGTTCTTCAGAAACAGCATTTACATATACAGCAAAAGGATCAACTCCAACTGGCTGGGCGTCCCAAACAATTTTTGATACAAATAAAACATTAGTAGCTATAGGCACAAATTACTCTGGAGTAGCAGTAACAGCATCATCAATTACAAATTCATCAAATTTAGTTACAGTTACAACAACAAATCCACACGGGTTGCATGTTGGAAATGAAATTGCACTTGTTGGTACAACAGCTACTACAAATGCTCCAAATGGTAACTGGTCGGTAGTGGGAGTAACATCTCCAACAGTATTTACATTTTATGCAACAAATGTTCCAACAGGAACAATAGCAGTTAGTCAAACAGCAACAACCGCTACAGGAGTTTCTTCTTCTAATATTATAACTGTCGCATCAGCAACAAACCTTGTTGTTGGAATGTTAGCTTCAGCAGCAGGAGTTCCAACAGGAACAACAATATCAAATATTCAAGGAACTGTTGTTACTTTGTCGCAAAACCTTACTGCAGCATTGTCTACAACATCAATAACATTTAGTGCAGCAATTTATGCTCGCTCTCAAGCACAAGTAAAACATCGTGCTTTTGATGGTGGAGTATTTTTCTCTACAAATGCAACATCAAATAACGTTGCACAAGTTCGTCAAACACGCCGTTATTTCCGTTATCAATCAGGTAAAGGTATTCAAATTTCTTCAGGAACAATTCTTAAGCCTACATATGGAATTGATTCTCTTACATATTCAAGCCCATTTGTAACTGTTCAAACCAAAGAGCCTCATGGACTACAACCTGGGTATCAAATTACTCTTTATGGTGCAAATGAAGCGGGATATAATGGTACCTTTGCAGTTGCATCAGTAACTGGATTAAATACATTTACATATGTTCCATTAACAACTCCATCAATTACAACAGCATCTGGACAATACTATGCATCAGTTTCAAGCTGGAATGGTGCATCAAATCGTCTAGGTCTTTTTGATCAACAAAATGGTGTTTTCTTTGAACATGACGGAACTACACTTTATGCAGTTCGTCGCTCTTCTATTTTCCAAACATCTGGACGTGTTACTGTTACTTTGGGATCAAATACTATTTCTCAAACAAACACAAACTATCCAACATCATTTACAAAGCAATTAGTTCCAGGAGATTTTATTGCAATTCGTGGACAATCTTATCGTGTAACAGACATTGCTTCTGATACATCACTTACAATTCAACCAGCATATCGTGGACTTACTGCCACAAATGTAGTAGTTTCAAAAACAATTGATACAAAAATTCCACAATCACAATGGAATATTGATAAGTGTGACGGTACTGGACCTTCTAGTTATAATATTGATCTTACAAAAATGCAAATGTTCTACATTGATTATTCATGGTATGGAGCAGGCGCAGTTCGTTGGGGATTCCGTGGACCTAAAGGAAACATTATTTATGTTCATAAGCAAGCAAATAATAATCAAAATGCTACAGCTTATATGCGTTCAGGTAACTTGGCGGGACGTTATGAATCTGTAACTCTTCCAGCAACAACGCAAACAACAGCAACTATAGGTACATCTGATACAACTATTAACGTAGCAAACACATATGGTTTTTATACACCAGTATCAGTAACACAATCATTAACAAGTGGAGTATCATCAACAAATACTATAACCGTAGGCTCAACAGCTGGAATTGCACTTGGAATGTTTGCATCAGGAACAGGTATTGCACCAGGTGCAGTAGTTTCTGCAATCAATACTTCAACGCTTACAATTACACTTTCAATTAATAACACAGGAACAGTTTCAGGAACTGGAACATTCCAAACATATCCAGGAACAGCAGTAATTAGAAATGGTTCAAACTGGGAATATGTTAACTATACAGGTTTAACTTCTAACACATTAACTGGTGTTACTCGTGGTCAAGCAGGAGCTACAGCAGTGACAACAACTTTAGCTGTAGGATCTAATATTGCAACTGTAGGTTCTACTGCAGGACTACAAGTTGGAATGAGAGCTATTAGCTCAGCACTTCCAGACGGAACAAAAATTGAATATATCGCAGGATCAACTGTTTTGGTATTATCAGCTTCTCCTACAACAGCTAACCCTACTATATGGTTCCCAGCAATTGGAACAACAACTGGAACACCAGGATCTACTTCTGGAACTACAGTAACTACAGGAGCAAATGCATTTACATATTCATCAACAGCACCAACAGTTGTAGAACAAGCATTTCCAACATTTGGTCCATCAATTTCACACTGGGGTACCTCGGTTATTATGGATGGTCGTTTTGATGATGATAAATCACTCTTGTTTACATATGGACAAACAACACCAACAACACTTGGAACTACAACACCGCTAACATATGTTTATGCTTCTGGTGGAGCATCAGGACAAAACACATTGGTTGTTACAGTAACAGCTGGAACAAGCATTGCTACTGGAGCACTAATTACTGGTACTGGTATCCCAGCTGGAACATACATCACAAACTCTGTATTGGCAACAACTACAACAACAACCCTAACATTGTCAAATAACCTTATACTACAGGCTACAGGAAACTACACCGTGACTGGCGGAGCTTCAAAAGCTTTACTTTCAATACGTATCGCACCTTCTGTAGATAATGGATTTACAGGAGCATTTGGTGCTCGTGAACTTCTTAATAAGATGCAGTTGCAAACAAAAGCACTAGATATCTCATTGTTGGGAACAACAACTGGTAACGTGCTTGTACAAGCATATCTTAATGGAACACCATTTAATCCAACTTCAACATCAAATACTGCTTGGACAAATGCAGTTAAAAACTTTATAAATACTCCAAACTCATCTCTTGCACAAATTGCAGACTATGCGGGTGGGGCATATATTGTTCAGGGTGGTGAAGTAACAGGTGGATTCTTTACAAACTCAACAGGAACAATTGATATTTCTCAAGTTCGTGATTTAGGAAACTCAGTTCTAGCAGGTGGATCAGGATATTCAAATACACAAGTATATCCAGATGGTCCAGATACTCTTACAATTGTTGTAACAAATGTAGGTACAACTGCTCAATCAGTACTAGGACGTGTTTCTTGGACAGAAGCACAAGCCTAATCAAGTTTTTTATTATTTAATTTAATATTAGCAGTATGCTAGTAATTGAATTAATAGTATAATTAGGAGTATTATGGCAATATCATTTCCAGCTTCCCCCGCCCTAAACCAACAATACTCTTACAATGGTCATACTTGGTCTTGGAATGGCACGTACTGGCAATCAGTTGGAACAATACAAGGAAACTCTGGTGCACAAGGCATACAGGGATTACAAGGAACTCAAGGACTTTCTGGCGCTTTTGCAGGACAAGGTATTCAAGGAACTCAAGGAAATCAAGGCTTACAAGGTTTACAAGGTTTTGGTTACGCACAATTACAAGGCGTACAAGGTACACAAGGAACTCAAGGATTACAAGGTCTGCAAGGTGGCGGATTTAATCAAGCACAAGGTATTCAAGGATTACAAGGAACTGGCGGTTTTGTTGGTTCTAACGGCGCACAAGGTATTCAAGGACTACAAGGCATACAAGGTTCTCAAGGCCTTCAAGGTTTACAAGGTGGTGGATTTAATCAATCCCAAGGTATTCAAGGTTTAACAGGATTAGGGATACAAGGTCTGCAGGGTGCACAAGGTCTACAAGGATTTGGTTATGCACAACTACAAGGTGTTCAAGGTATACAGGGTATACAAGGCATACAAGGTCTTCAAGGACTACAGGGAGTACAAGGCTTACAAGGTTTACAAGGAATTACTCCAAATTCATTTAATGGTTCAACAGTAACATCTCTTATTGAAAATATAAATGTTGTTGCAGCAGCAGCAACGGGAACTGTAAATTTATACACTAATTCTGGATCTGTAATGTATTATACTTCTGCAGCTACTGCAAACTTTACATTAAATATTACAGGTAGTTCAGGTGGAACACAACTTAATTCTATTTTATCTAACAATCAATCAATTACAGTTGTATTTTTAAATACAACTGGATCTACTTCATATTATTTAACAGGAATTTCAATTGATGGCACTTCTCAAACACCATTATGGTTAGGAGCAACAGCACCAACTTCAGGAATAGTTTCAGGCATAGATGCATATAATATTACAATTGTAAAAACAGCTTCTGCAACCTATAAGGTCTTGGCAAGTCAGACAGGCTACTAATATGCCTATAATTACAACTTTTGGCGCGGGTTCTTCAAGAGGCTGGGGATATTCTAATATAGTCCCTTTTTCATTTACACAAACAGGAGGAACTTTATCTTCTTATGGTGGATATAATATTTTAAAATGGACTGGTGCTGGAAACTTTACAATAAATTCTGGAAAAAAGCTTGTTGATATTTTTGTAGTAGGCGGAGGCGGCGGAGGCGGTTGGGGATTAATGGATCAATCATATAATACTACTCAAGTAGGTGGTGGTTATGGTGGCGGATCAGGAGGCGGTGCTGGAGGATTTGCTCAAAATAATGGACAATTATTACAAGTTGGATCATATTCAGTTACTGTTGGCTCTGGTGGTCAACAGGGAACAAATTTAGGTGCTGGACCATCATTTCAATACGCTCCAGCAGCAGGGGGATCTTCTTCTTTTGGCACAACCACAGTAAATGGCGGACAGCCAGGAGCTAATCAAGGTCCACCAGGTGGAACAAATGGTAATGGAACATTTTTTTCATTATCAAATGGAGGCGCAGCAAGTGGTGGCGCTGGTATTGCTTATGGTGGTTCTCCAGCAGGATACACATCTGCAGGCGGTAGCGCTGGATATCTTGGAGGCAGCGCAGTACTTAATAATTGGACAAATGGTATAAATCTTGGTTATGGTTATGGTGGAAACTGTCCAAATACTGCTTATACTCAACCAGGTGGTAGTGGTGGTGGATATGCACCAATTGCAAGCACACAATTTAGCAATGTAGCAGGAATTGGTGACGGAGGTTCAGGTGCTTGGTCACAAGGATCAGCAAATTATACAAGTGGTTGGTACAATGCATCTTCTGGAAGTGCAGGATTACCTGGATTGGTGATGATAAGATGGCTACCTTAAAATTTGCAGTAGTAAAAGATAATATTTGCATAAATACAATAATTGCAGATTCATTAGAAATTGCAGAAAGTATATCTAAAGAAACATGTTATTTAATTCAAGATATGCCAATCTTTGATTTATTAAATAATCCTTCTGATGAATTATTAATGCAAATCAATGCAGCATCTGTAGGAATTGGTTGGTATTATGATGCTGATAAAAATATTTTTATATCCCCCCAACCTTATCCTTCTTGGACACTAAATAAAATTAATCATTGGGAACCATCAATAGAATATCCTCAAGATGGCAAAACATATAGTTGGAATGAATCTAAAATCTCCTGGGATCTTGTAGAAATAGATCCAAAATTAATGGGGGCATAAATGTCATACAAACAAGCAGTTTTAAGAGATGATCCAATATCTTTTTGGCCTTTAAGTGGCGGGTCTTCATTAAGAACCTATGCTACCCTTTTATTACAATATCCAACTTATCAAAGCTACCTAGATAATGAATCAACATATTTACAAGAAATAGGATCTATAGCCATAACTGATGAATCAAATTTTGGAAACCACGGAGCATTTATATTGGGTTCTCCAAATTTTGACGATGTAACAACGCTGGTTTCTTATTCAAGTAACGATACATATACTTCTGGATGTAAGATTAATTCAAATATTGGCATAAATATTCTTAATCTATATAATGCTTTTCAAAAAGGGTATGAACAACAAACTTTTGGTATAGAGTTTTGGCTATTAATGCAAAATCCAACAAATGTACAATCTAATATTTTTGATTTACATGCAGATGTACCTCCAGGATCTTCATTTCAGCCAAGGATGCAAATTTATGCAAAAGAAGATTTTATTTATTTTAAAGTTTATTTTGCAAATAATTATTCTGTAATAACAAAAAAACAGATATCTTCATGGGATAAACCACTACATGTTTTTGCAGTAGTAAAAGATCAAACATTAAATATAATTGTTAATGGTATGACTGATGAATCTATTACAATCCCTAACTCATATAATTACTATACAGATAATTACACACGCTTCAGTGTTGGGCCAGCAAGCTCAGGAGTCACATTTACAATAAATGGCTTGGCATTTTATGATAAAAAGCTATCAATCAATGAAATTAGAAATCATCTGTTTTGGGCTCAAAGAGATTCAAGCCCAGATATTTATTCAAATCAAACAAATGTATCACATTTTTCATTTGATAATTCAACGGGACAAACAATTTTTTCTCAACAATTTACAAGTAGCTCTCTTTACAGTTTAGGTACATTGTCTAATATTGTTACAGATGGAACAGGAATCTCTTTAGCAAAAACAACTTCCGCAGCATCAGCAACTGGAACTTGGATTTATCCATTTTCAGTTTTTTCATATTCAGATTTTAAAGGTGCTGAAATCTCATGGGACTCAGGAGCATACGATTCTTCATCCGTTGGAAGATATTCAATTGTTGAAGTTTCTTATGATAATGGCGTAACATATTATCAAGTAAATAATGGAAAAACTTTGCCATACTTTTTATCAAATTTTGCTTCAAGCAATTCAGCATATTGTTTAATTAGAGTAACTCTTTATTCACCAGATACATCTACAGGATATCAGCCAAGAATTGATAGTTTAAATATCAAAGTTTATTCTTCTGTTAATGAACTTTCAGATTCAGGTTTATTTCAAATTGCTCCTGCAACAAATACAACCTATATGATTAGGAGTGATAACTCAAATATTCTTACAAGATCTAAAAATTTAGGAATTAAGTTTTCAGCACAAGATCCAGGTTCTAATCCAGGTTATGCCAATATTTCTCAGGTAACTAGCTCTACATATCAAACAATAGAGTTTTGGATGGAATATGATGGAACAGGCTCGGCGGTGCTAGATACTGGATCCGTAGATTTATATATAGATGGAAGCAATGTATTACAAAATAATGTTTCTGGATCAACTCTTTATGTCAATGGAAAAAGCAGAAATGTATCTCCAATTACATTAACAAATGGTGAGGTTTATCATATTGTTCTGGTATATCCATCAACAAAATCTACAGATATTATCATAAACGGATCAAATGATGGGTCTAAAACCCCTTCAGAGGCCTCATACGGCTATATAACCATATATCCAAGCACATTAACATCAACTCAGGTTAAAGATCGGTATACGTCCTTTATAGCCGTTCAAACAGGTACTATAAAAGATACATCAACGTTGGTTGGACCATTACAGGAATACTCTGGTACAAATTCTCAGGTAAATAATGGTCAATCAATTGTTTATCATGAATTTATTCAATAAAATAGCATTCACATGTAACACTTTTTAGGGTTTACGTGGTATTATTGGCATATGGGTAAGATGAAAGTAACACCAATTGACGAAGTAAACTGGGGCCTCTATGCCTGGATGATGCCAGACGAGACTTTAGTTATGGATGAAGAGGGTGCGTATTTAAGTATTCAGTCAATGAAAGGCGATATTCGCCAAATTAAAAAGCTTAAAGATGTTGCAAAATCTTACGGACTTGGAGATGGTCATCCAGTATTTTTTGCGGGGCATAGACCAGTAGATGATGAAGAACTTGAAATACAAAAACAAAGAATGGAATTAGGACTTGTTCCAGATGAACAAGATATGCCTGCAATGCTTGACTATATTAAAGAAATGAGGGACATGAAAATTGGCTAATTTAACTATTGACGACAGTATTGATGATGATGAGGGTGGAATTACAGTAAAACTTGATGCACCCGCCCATACAGTAGAACATGATTTTGATGACCCTTTTAATTCAACATGGGAAAACATTCGCAAAGCAGAAGGACTTGGTGCAAACTTTCGCCGTAAGGTTGATAGAATGCAAAAGTCATTTACTGGGCAGGGAGATGCAAAGTCTAAGAAACTTGATCCACTTGACCTTACAGGATATTCTCTTTTTCAAATTGTTCAACCTCCATACAATGTTCTTTATTTAGCACAACTTTATGATGTATCTCCTTATCATCACTCTGCAGTAAATGCCAAATCTGCAAACGTAATTGGCTTGGGATACAAATTTGAAAACACATGGGCCACTACATTAAAAATTGAAGAGTCAATGGACAATTCAAAAAAGCTTGACAAACTACGTTCAAAAATTGAAACCATGAAAGAACAACTTAGAGAGTACTTAGAGTCTCTTAACTCTGATGATTCATTTACAGAGACAATGAAAAAGATTTTTATTGATCTTGAATCAACAGGAAATGCTTATATGGAAATTGGTCGTACAGCCACAGGCAAAATTGGTTATATTGGACATATTCCTACAACAACTATGCGTATCCGCCGTCACCGTGATGGTTTTGTACAAGTTGTTTACAATCGTTATACATTTTTTAGAAATTTTGGAGATACAGAAACTCCAGATCAAATTGGTACAGACCCACAACCAAATGAAGTAATTCATTTTAAAGTATTTACACCTTCAAATACCTATTATGGTGTGCCAGATGTTTTGTCTGCTAAAAACGCAGTCGCTGGTGATGAATTTGCACAGCGTTTTAATTTAGATTATTTTGAAAATAAAGCTGTTCCACGTTACATCATTACTGTAAAAGGTGCAAAACTTACTGCTGATTCAGAACGAAAGCTTCTTGAGTTTTTTCAAACAGGTCTTAAGGGAAGAAATCATAGAACTCTTTATATCCCTCTTCCATCAGATGGAGAGCAAGGTCGTGTTGAATTTAACATGGAGCCAATTGAAGCGGGAATTCAAGATTCTTCATTTAGAAATTATGCTGTAGAAAATAGAGATCGTATTCTTCTTTCTCACCGTGTACCAGTATCAAAACTCGGAATGCCTGCAAACGTTTCTTTAGCAAACGCCAAAGACGCTGATAAAACGTTTAAAGAGCAAGTATGTCGTCCACGTCAAGAAGAACTTGAATTTAAGATTAATCTTATTATTAAAGAATTTACAGATGCTTTTGTATTAAGGTTTAATGAGCTTGCCCTTACAGATGAAGAAACACAATCACGAATTGATGATCGTTATCTTAAGGATCAAGTTATTACCCCTAATGAAGTTCGTGCACGTCGTGGCATGGCTCCTTTAACAGGAGGAGATGCAGTTCTCATCATTAATCCAAAAGTTGCACAAGATGCAGCATCTGATGCAAGTGGTAATAAAACAAGAGATCAAGATCGTACATTAAATGCGCCTGATAAAATGGGTACGGGTCGTGCACCAAAAGGTGAGGGAAGACAACAGGCATAATAAATGGCAACAGCCCTTGATGTTTTAAATGTTGCTCGTAGCCAAATAGGTTTTATTGAAGGACCAATGAATGAAAACCCATATGGAATTTGGTATGGTGTTCCAAATGCAGCTTATTGTGCAATGGGAATTAGTTGGTGTTTTTCACGAGTTGGTTTATCACATTTAGTTGCAGCACAAACTCCAAAAGGTTTTGCATATTGTCCAGCAGGATTAACTTGGTTTCAACGACAAGGTTTAGTTGTAAATAAGTATCAGGCACAACCTGGAGACATTGTTTTTTTTAGTTGGGGTTCAGGAGTCGCTGAGCATGTAGAAATTGTAGAAGCAGCATCACCAGACGGATTAACAACAATTGGTTTTAATACTACAGATAAAAATACAAAAGAAGCAGCAAATGGTGGAGGATGTTATAGAGAACATCGTCCATACCTTTATGTAATGGCAATTGTAAGACCTAAATATCCAGTACCAGTAAAACCAACAACAAGTGTTTTAACAGGCAAAAAAGCAACAGCGGGTGTAGCAGCAACAGGTGCAGCAGTGGCGGGAGCTACTGGAATGCTTCACACAGCACCAAACACACAAAATGCTTCTAGCAATAAACCACAAACATTATTTGTTGCACCACCATTTCCATCATCACAAAATTCATTTAAATTAGGACAAACAAATGATGCCGTATTAACAATACAATCAGCTTTGGTTAAGAAAAAAATACTTTTGGCAAAATATGCAACAGGAACAATGAATGTACAAACACAGGCCGCATTAGTTAAATTTGACCAAACATTAGGAATTATTGTTAAAGGTGGAGCAGTTCCACAAATTGTTTATGATAACTTAAAAGGTGCACTATGAGCTTAAAACATCATTTTAAATTTAACGTGAGTGAGGCTAAACAGCTTGGAATAGCCCTTATTAGTTCATATGGAATGTGGGCAGCAACAGGATTTCAGAAGACTGTTACAGGACTCCTATACCCTATTATGGGCTTTATAACTGGAGGTCTGGCATCCCATAACTCTACCGCCTCGCCAAACGTTATGCCACAATCTCATATTGAGACCCCCTATGTAAATAATATTGATGATAAAAGCAATGAAATTCCACCTCAACTACCACCAGTTTCAATACCAACGGGCGGGGAGATAAAGGCTCCAGAACCACAACAGACATATCAAAACGTCAAGATAATCCCTAGAAATGATACAAATAATATTAATTAAATTATGAGTTATTCATAAATATTGCTATTATTTATTTACATATGGACATTCAAAAAACTTATTGGTCAAACAGCGAATCTTCAATGGCTCTTGCCTTTCCTATTTCTAAGATTAATAAGGAAAAGAGAACCGTATCGGGTTTCGCATCACTAGATAATGTTGATCGCCACGGCGATATCGTCACAGCTGAAGCAAACAAAAAAGCCTTTGAAAGATTTAGGGGCAATATTCGTGAAATGCACGGACCTTCAGCAGTTGGCAAAATGATTAAATTTAAAGAAGACAATTTTTTTGATCCAGAAACAAACAAAAAATATAACGGTATTTATGTAACAGCTTATATTTCAAAGGGTGCACAAGATGCATGGGAAAAAGTTCTTGATGGAACTTATTCAGGATTTTCAATTGGTGGAAACATCAATGATGCAAAGATGGAAAAATCAGATGACGGGTCTGGAAAAGATCGTCGTGTTATTCATGACTATGATCTTCATGAACTCTCATTGGTTGACTCACCAGCAAATCAACTTGCAAACTTTTTTTCTATTGAAAAAAATACAGATGGAAGCACATTTGTAAAAGGCATGGTTGCAGACGTCACACTAGAAAATGTTTTTTGGTGCAAGACAGATGAAATTGCCTCAACTTCAACATCAACAACAAAAGACTGTGTTGTATGTGATGCACAAATGACAAATATTGGTTGGGTAGAGCAATCAGATATTGAAAAGTTTGAAGCAATTGAAAAAGTAATTGATTCTTATTTTAAGAAAGATGATGCTCCAACATCATCACATGAAGCAACGGAGTCAGCAGCTCCAGGTTTGGCAGGTAATGTAATTGATAGCAATGCTACAATAAATCTTTATCCTGATCAAAATAGCAAGAAAAAAGTCACGTTTGAAGACGGACTTAAAAAGAGTGAAGAGATTTCGCTCAACAAAGGAGGTAACAAAATGGCAGAAGATACAAATACAACAATTGAGAAGTCAGTTGATGTAGAGACTCCAGCCGAAGAAGTTTCAGCTGTAGCAGAAACCGCAGAAGATACCAGCATTGAAAAGGCTGTATCAATTTCTGAAGTTGAAGATACACTTGATTTGACGAAGATGGTCTCTGACCTCAAGACCTTCTTTGGTGAGTCTATTGCAAAGTCTAATGAGAACTATGCTACACACGCAGCAACAGTTCAAGACATGTACAACATTGTTAACGAGACAAGAGCTGAAATGGCTCGTTTGTCAAAAGCATATGAGGATATGCAAAAGTCAAACGAAGATCTTGTTACAAAGTATGAGGCACTAAGTAAGTCAGTAACTGATATGTCAGGCAAAATTGAGTATGTAGATCATCAACTCAAGGGCTTTGAATCAGCTACTGCAGTTCAGAAGTCCGTTGGGGTGGAAGCTCCAATGGGTCAAACAAAACCAAAACAAAGTATATGGCAAGGTGCTTTCCTCAGTGCTTCTAGCATATAAAAAAAATCTATAAAAAATATAAGGTGGTGAAATAATAAATGAGTAATGAACTTCTACAAAAAGTAATTGATACTACGGACCTAGGTTCTTCAGCAGTCAATGCATCTACAGATTCAGCTACCCTTTCAGGTAACGGTCTTCTATATCCAGATCAAGCTAATCGCTTCTTGGATTACATGTGGGATGCAACGATTCTTGCTAAGGCAGCTCGTACAATCCGTATGCGTTCAAACACAACCGAAATTGATCGTGTTGCAGTTGGACAACGTATCATGACAGTTGCACAAGAAGATAATCCTCGTAATTTCGTTGCAAGCGGAGATAGCTATACAAATGCTAATTCAACAACTTTCTCAGCACAAAACGCAACATTTAACAAGGTATCTCTAACAACTCGCAAGCTCCGTCTTGATTGGGAACTTTCAGCAGAGTCTCTTGAAGACAATATTGAGGGTCCAGATCTAGAGGATCACATTGCACGTCTTATGGCTACCCAGGCTGGTAACGATATTGAGGATACCCTTATTAACGGTACTGGAA